GGACGCGACACTACCGGTTGTCTGGTGCCCTGGGCTGTTGGTGGTTGAGAGGACTTTCTACAAGAGGTTCCAAGGCCTCAAGCATATTGCTACGAGATTACCAGTCTCGAATTACACACTCTCTCTCTTCCCAACTATTAGCGGACCCAGGGCCACGGACTTTTGGTGGTGCATCTCTCAGTGTTCTGACTCTATTCTATCACATCCCTAAGAAGCCCAAAGGTCGGGTTCTTAGAAGCGAGGTCCTTAACAGCTTGGAGTTCCCGAGCGTGAATACCATGTTCTCCTATGCAGTTATAGTCGTCCGGAAACGGCATTGCATAGGTGGTATAATACTCAGTCCACTCTTTTGGCCAGGCAAGCATGTCAAGTCTGAGTGGTTGCAGCGAGTCGAGACTATCCAAATAGTCCTCGACTTCAAGCTGTACTGCCTCAGTTATTCCATAGAGTCTTTCCACGAGTTCGCGTGTCAGACGGTGCGGCGTTTTCCTCAATTGATCAGTTGCTGAAGACCGATCTATGAGCTGGTTCCGTTCCCACCAAGAAAAGTTTTGGACTAGGCGCTCTATTCTGTCCTTGTCATCATAAGTTACGCGCAGCAGATATGCACCAAAAGAATCCAAGATCGGGCAACCACGGTAACAGTGCGCAACGGAATAGCCTTTATTCCTAAGTAGGGCATTGCGAGTACGTGCATTTGCATTTACGTACTTGCGTGAACCCCACCCAGTCTTGGCCAATACCTTGAGCGGATTTGTTACCACAGTAAGATCTGGATCCTCTGGATGAAAAAGCATACCACAAAAGGAGGCTTCACCAAGATCGGTGAATATTAAAACCTCTTTCATGTTGCATCCCAGGCGCTGATAATCAGCCGCCGTGGGCGCTGCGGACTTGGGTGTGACTGTGAATAGCCCATCGTCCCCTTCGAAGAATCCTTTTAATTTAGCATTTGGGTCCTTGCACCAAACTAGATACTCAGCAAGTATCATGTTGGCGAAGCCGTTGCCCAATGAGGTGTTCATCTCCCCTGACATTCGTGTAGCACGAACGAAAGATGTAAACGCCTTAAAGGTCATTTGGTTTTGATTTGTAAAAGCGATGTCTATGGTCATCATGAAATGTTGACCTTTATCCCCTAGTCGGGAAGTCATCCACTTATACAATTCAAACTCGATTATTGCCAAAAATTCTTCATCGAAGTGTGCTTCAAAAGAAGAGTAGTCAGTAACGTTATACTCCGCACCGTCCTCCTGGAGGTGAGTTTTGACGACCTGGGGTCTGTCTCTCACCGGCACCAGCTTGATAAACGGGCTGGGCTCTCCAGGAGCTGAATAGTGAAATACAGCGTCACCAATTTTCTCAAAAATTGGACCCACCAGACACTTGAAAAAG